AAGCTTGATTTAATGGAGGTAAAGGTGTTGTGTTGTAAAATGTATTGTCATTAGCATTTTCATCTCCACTACTTGAATCTGTTCCTCCTTGAAAATCAATATTTTCTCCTATAACAAATTCATATAAATTTGCATAATTTTGAGATGCTTGAAAAGTTTTGTCATAAGAATAAAATCTTGCGCCTGAATTATTTCCTCTAGCCGTTCTACTGAAATTAATATTAAAAGTAACTAAACTACCTTCAGGTATTTCTAAATTTGTGTTTTCGCTTGTCGAATCTCTAAAGCAAGGTATTTGAATAGAAGGATAGTTTCTTCTTGAACTATCTGATTCATAATTAGATTGCCATCCTGTTGACTCTGCTGCTGTATCAACACTAAAAGTCGTTGGCTTCATTTCCATATAAAGCCCTGGAAGCTCTGATATATAAGGTTCAGCTGTAATGCCTCCTATTATAGTTTGTATATTAGCTTTAGGAGTTAAAAAATTTTGTCCTTGAGCCGATACCGCTAAAGCCTCTGCTGTTTGATAATTACTTAAAGCACCATTATTATCAGTTTTAACTCTCAGTATATCTCCTGTTTTTACTTTACTTTGGTTTTGCCCTTCTAACTTAAAATACACAGTATTAGTGGTGGTGTCAGAGTAATAAAAATTACTAAAAATAGTCTCATAAGGGCCTTCCGCTCTTTTAACTACAAATTTATATCTAGTCGCCCAGCTTGGAGGTCGTTGAGTAATAGGGATAGTGGTCTTAATTTGGTTTTTATTTTCCGAATCTGATGCAGGGATAAAAACAGTGTTATCAGGAGAAACTAAAGCGGTTGTACTTCTTAAATATTCATCCATATACACCACCCCAACTTCATAGTTTCTATTACTATGTAAACTTTTAGTGTTTCCATTTCCTAAAAATATAGCAAAAGCTTGAGTAAACTTGTAATAACCATATAAAGGCGCTACAGTTCCTCCAGTTGCTAATGTGTCTAAAAACTTCATAGCAGGTATCTGAAAACTAACTATATCACTTCCTGGAGCTGTAGTAATTAAAACCCCTTGATCTAAACCTGTTATTCCACTTGCTGTTTTACCCCACGTAATATCAGCATCACTGTCAACAGGGTTTTCTATAGCGCAATTAAAAGTGTCTGTAAAACTAGTCCCTTCTGTACAAGCATTGGCTACTGTTTGAAAATATTCGATAGAACTCCCAATACTTGCTTTAAAAGCATCGCTACTAGCCATTTCATATACGGTGTTGTATTTTTGTGGCAACGTAAATATTGTAGAAATTTGAGTAGATGTTTGTTGTCCTGTTGTTGTTCCGCTGTTTCCAGTATAACTATCCCAAGAAAAAGTAAAAGTAAAATCTAAAAATGCGCCACTATTTAATTTGCCTGATACAGTAGCAAGGTCTATACTAACAGTGCTATTAGCTACTGTTTTATTAGTGTCTATTGTATAATTAACACCACTTGTATAGGTGGTTGTTAAATCTTCTACATCAATTCCCGCAGAAACTTTTTCGGTTTCAAACGTCATTTGAGAATTAGAACCATTAGCATCAATTAAATTTCTTCCATCATGATAATTTCCATATATCAATCTGTTAGCCATTACAGTCTGAGCTTTTGCCACTAAAGGCACATTGTCATATAATCTTAGTAATTCGCTTTCAGGTAAAATAGTATAAATCTTGCTATTAGAAAAAGATTGAGTTTGAATTGAATTATCTGGCCACCCATAATCTTCTTTTTTAAATTTCTCTATAATATTTAAAAGATTAGAATCAGCAAACTTAAATATTAAATCTATTCCTGTAACATTAGATCCTCCTGTATTAAAAGATATATTTACAGCGTTATAAATGTTTTTCATTCCACTATTTAAATTAGTGGCTATATCTAAACTAAAAACTCCAGGAACAAACGCTATATCGCTAAATTGAGAGATTGCAGAATATTCATCATCTTTATATTGATACCTATAAGCAAAAGAAATCATACGAGTTTCCATGTAATTTGCTTCAGTAGCTTGAGTAATAAGAGAAATTGATGGTGCAGCTACAGGAGGTTGAACTATAACATTAACGTCTTCAGCTGTTACGTTTAAATAAGTCTTTGTAATATTTATTTTTCTAGGTGGATTTAAGTTGTCTGTCCAAAATAATAAATCTCCTAACTTATTAACTCCTGTAATTAAATAAGAAGAATCAAAATTTAATACCGTCCCAGCATCTATAACGTGATAATTTAATAACGTAGTTGTGGTATTGAAAGAAACAATCATGTCAGCTGTAGGAGATGTAACAAACCAGTATAAGGTTTCTTTAGCGCCATCTTCATATGCTCCTATACATTTAGCTCCTGTTAATATAGCGCCATTATAATATAGTGTAGTAAGCTGATCGTTTCCTTTAGAATTTTCTACTGCACCTATTTCACTTGTTTCCGTAGCACCAAGCCTACAGTTAATAGCCTCAATATATTCGCCTGGCGGAACTAAGCGCTCATCCACACTTTGGTTCATTCTACCAGCAATAAAATTTGTGTTTACTATTGGCATTTTACTTTATCCATTTATTCTGTCCTCTCATATTCATTAAGAGTCTTCCGGGGTGAATATTACTTAATCTAATTTTAGCATTTCTTAATAAAGAAGATTTATCTTTTCTAGCTCTATTAACTATATATTCTTGAACATTCAGTTTACTGTTTAAAATAGAATATCTTATATAAGCGTATATAAATTCTTCAAATAATTTGTTAACACTAATATCAGCATCTACACCTTTTTCCATTCCATCTGAAACATACTCTAATACTATAGACATGCTAGATTGTGAAGAGCTAAAATTAATCACACCTCTTTGTTTATCTATAACAAAAGTCTGGTTTTGATTAGCTGTTTCGGTGTTTAATCCAAATCTTGCTCCTATCGCAAAATCAAAATACCAACACCCATCCACATTCCATCCGGATTGATTGTCGTATGGACTATTAGAGTTTAAATAAATACTTTGTTTATTGCTTCTAAAATCTACATCAAGAACAGAATCCTGTGGCCTTAATACATTTCCATTTTGATCGTAAATTATTTTTCCAGTTTCATCTTGTAAGTATGTAGTTGCCCAACCCGCTTGAATGTTTTCTGTCAACGGATATAATGTTCCGTTTCTATATTCAGATATTCTAACCCAATTAACGTAATCAGATGGTAAAATAAACTTAAGCTCATCACCTAAATCCATTTGTAATATTTTTATTTCCTTCATCGCATCGTAGTTCAATTCTTGAACACCACGTTTTGCGTGAAATAATACTTGGTATCTATCTATGTTGTTTATAAGAGAATTATTCCCTTGATACATCAACATAAAATTATTTACAATATCATCCAAAGAAACATACTGGTATGAACCCCAATTTTTATCTTCAGGAATTGCTCCTGAATTTGCGTAATATGCGTAATCGTTTATAAAAGCCATATCTTATGCTTGTGTTTGGTTATCTTCTGCTATTTCTTGCTGTCCAAATTGGTAGACTTCAGATTCTCTAATTTCAATTCCTATGTATTGACATATTTTTGCTACTATTCCTGGTTCGTCAGATAATGGTAATTCAAAATCTTGATAATCAGCAGCAGCAGAATTAAATAATGGTGTCCCGTTAACTAAAGTTGCATACGTCCAGTTTGGCGGTAATGGATACCTTACGTATTCCGCTAGCATTGATCCAGGCGTTATTATTGTGTCTGGATATACAGATATACTGTTCCCTAATTTACCTGTTGTTGCTTTACCTATAATACTACTTGTTGCCCCTCCTAACACGTAAGCAGGGTATCCAGTTGATGGTGAAGTTAAAGGTGAATTATTTAAATAAAATATCTTATTTTGATTTACTCTTTCTGCTTCCACTATACCAGCTGTTGTAGCTATAGCGTAAGAATCTCCAGCCACACCTCCAATATCAAATATAGTAGAACTTAAAGTTAATTGTGATTGACTGTCTACAGAAATTACATAAGCGCTAAAACCTGCATATATACTTGTTGAAGTTGTATTAGTAACTATTTGTCCAGGCTTTACTATGTTGCTATTTTGAAAAAAAGCCGCAACATCAGTTAATTGATTAGCGACACCTACTGCTGTAGTAACTCCGTTATCAATTACATTAGGATAATAATTTATTTTACTTATAAAATAATAATCATTAGGTAAAAAATAGAAATTATTACCTTGTTGAATTAACCCTTTAGTTACAGAAAAACTATCTATAACTTCTATTAGGCTTTTTACGATATCTGCATATCCTGTTCCTGAAACTCTTTGATTTTGTTTTACTATCCAGCTGTTATACTGATAAAAATAGTCCTCAAATAAATCCATTTGCGCTTGTTGAGCATACAGATTAAAATCTTGAGGCGCTATATACCCATAATTGTTTTTATTAGCTATAGCTAAAACAGTATTTCTAACTGAGTTAATCATATTAAATTCTTTTTACAAATATAGTCAAAAAAAAAGAGGTTACTTTTTTTGCAACCTCCCTTTTATTTAATAAAAAAAATATCTATGATACTCTCAAAATAAAAAATTCTTGTCCACCTAACCAAGTTGCGTTGGTAACACTAACAGAAGGATTTAATATTCCTGGAAATTCATACGCCACATCTGGCCAAGAAGTTCCTAAAGAATCTACAATTGCATCATTGACTCCTTGTCTAAACGCTATAAGAGATCCTATAGTAGAAGAGTATGCGTAATCTATCTTCCCAGCATCTGTTCCAGCCGAGCCATATGTAATATCAATTACTGCACTTGAGTTTGATCCTAGAGAAACATCAGCTATACTTGCTGACCTCATTATTTTATTATGATTGTCAGGGCTAATTTTAGACACTAAATAATTATCAGCGCTAACAAATATATCATCTGATACCCCTAACTTGCCCGCTTCTACAGATGTTACTGTAGCGCTTGATCCTCCTGTTATATCTACTACGTAATCTCCAATCTGGACATTTGCTGTAATAAAATTAACTCCAGATCCGTCTACTAAAAAGTTTGTTTCGGTAGCGCTAGCTGTTCCGTATTGTAATTTAGTATATTCTGGCATGTATATAAAGTATCCTGTTGCGTCTGGAACTCCACCACCTTGAGCGGAAGTTACGCCAATAGCAACTAAAGCTAATTCAGTATCAGATGTTACTGCTGTTACTAAATATTTTTGCCCTCCAGCGTCAGAGCCAACGTCAGTAACTCTATCCCATACAATTGCATTTGGTAAAACAAATTGTGTAAAAGTAGCTCCAGAGTCAGTTAATGTTAAAGCCGATGACCCATCAGCTGTTGATGTGCCTGATACAACTACATTAAGTTGTTTAAAGTTTATAAATTTTTCCATTTTTTGTTTCATTATGCTATTGCTATTGAAGCTAGCGGGTTAGTAAATACTCCTGTTACTGAAGATTGTATAGATCCATTAGGGCTATGTAATTCTGTTACATTTGTCCATCCTGTTTTTAATGCGTCTGTTACTGCTGTTTGAACCGATTCTAAAAGAATTGGAGCAGCAAAAGCAGAACCATAAGTTAATGTTACTGTTTTTCCTCCTAAATATTCTAATGAAACAGTTGTGTCTGTAGGTTGACCAATACTTGTTAACCCTGTAATTGAAACTAATTGTCTTTGACTGTTAGTTCCGTCACCGTCTAAAACCGGTATGCTTAAAAATTTTTCCATAATAATAATAATTTATGAGTTAATGTTATGCTATATCAATTCCTGATACTGCGAATGTTGGGTATATTTTTTTACTCACATCAGTCCATGCTGATGATAATACATCTGCCATTTCTGACTGTATGAATTCTCTGAATTGTGTTCCAGAATTTGTGGCTGATGCCGCCCCTACAGTTGCGTGAGTAATAGTTACCACCTTACCGCTTCCGTAATTTAAAGTTGTTGTAGTAGCTGATGCCGCTATAACAAGCTTTACGTCACCACAAGGAACTAGTTGGTATCCTTCTCCAGTGACAGCTATGTTTAAAAATTTGTCCATAATAATAATAATTTATGAGTTAATAAAGGACAAAGATACCAAAAAAAAACCACCTTTTTTGGAGGTGGCTTTCTATTTACCATCCGAAGAAGGCAAGTAGCTTTAGATTTACAGTTTCGTAAAAAACTGATGACGTTAAACATTTGAGTGACTTAATTGTAAATATAAAAAATACTTATCTTTTAAACAATTAATCTTTCTTTAATTTTTTCTTAAGACACTTATAGGCTTCGATACCTTCATCACTTTGTAGATATGAATTAATAACAAAATAAGGATCTTGATTAAAAGGAACTGTTAACATTTTCTTTTTGTTTCCAGGCAAATTATAATAAACATCTTTTTCATTGTTTCTAAACGATATAAAACCTGCATCTAAAAAGCCATGTACTTCGTTTTGTAATTCTAATAAAGGATCGTTTACAGTTTCCGTAAAGTCTTCAGGATTATTTTTAGCATAAATTAATATGTCTCTTTTTAATTCTGGTATAGTTAACGAATTAGCTGTATTTCCCATTAATATTCTAGAAATAGAAATTAATTTTTCTGTAGATAATCCTTTTGCTAATATTTGTGCGTCTAGCTCAGCCACTACATATTCAAGCTCAATAGCCGCATCTTTTTCTTTATTAATTTCTTCAAATAACATTCCGTTTCCAGGATGAAAATGTAAAAATTGTTGTAATACTTGGTTTTCTCTTTCAACAACAAGCATTCCGTCTTCAAAAATAACCGGCTCTATAATAGCATTACCATCTTGCTCATCTTCAAATGGGCTTTTTTGGTTTCTTGCATAACGTAGTGGGCGGTTAACTCCTTGGTCTTCATCAAAATGTAGTAAAGGAGATCGAACAGAGTGTCTTGAGGATAACATATAACAAAGAGGTCTCTCTTCTCTTTTTAATCTATATGCCTTAGTAACTAATTGGGTATTCTTGTTTTTCATAATAATATAATTTAATTTGATTTAAAAAAAATAAATATTACCCCCGTCTTTAAAACGAGGGTAAAATCTATACAATAATCTAGCTTTGGAATAAGAAGAAGTTGTTTGCACCTAAAGTACATACAGCTCTTTCCGATAGGAAGTTTACTTCCATCGCATCCAAGTTAGAAGTCGCAGCACCACCAGCAGAACCAGTAATCCACGTCTTGTAACGTCTGTCTTCAGTTTCTGAAGCTCTATATCTAACATGTAAGAAAGGTCTCTTAGCATTCTTACCTAAGACTTGGTCATAAACCGTAGTTGAACCAGCAGGAACTAAAAGTCCGTTGATTGCACCAGCAGTTACACCACCTCTCATAGTAGGATCGTTAAGGTATTTCCAGTCAGACTTGTAGAAGTCATAACCTCTTCTAAATCCTGTAAACCCAAGATTTAAAGCCATGTCTTTATCATTGTCAAATAAACCATATGATGTACCACCAGCTCCGTAAGAGTTTTGTTTGGATAACATATCGTCTATATCAAATGAGAATTGTCTATTACAGAAAATTACATTTTCTTCAATAGATCCTTGTTTGTCTAATCTCTGAATGATAGAATCAAATGCAGCAAGGTTTTGTGGGTTACCACCACCAAATACATTTCCTCTATTTCCAACTACAAAGAATACACCATCAGATCCACTAATGTTTGCAGTTCCTAGACCTGCTCCTACACCTTGTAAGAAATCTGCTGCACCAGAAGCAGCAGCAGCAGGCACAGCCTCTAGCATTGCAGTTTCTAGATAATCTTCAAATCTAAGTCTTGTTTCGTGCTCAGATTTTAAGTACCATAAATATCCACTAGCACCATTTTCAGTTGTAATTTCTATCCAACCAATTTGAGCCATATCAGATCCTGATACTTGAAATTTATCTTTAATAATAATTGGTTTATTATCAAAGATAAAGTCATCAGCATCGTTAGAACCAACCATTCCAGCTGTTCCTTTAGCAAATTCAGAACCATAGATAAAAATATCACATGAAGTTGCTGCTGCCATTGCTTGTCCACCACCTTCATAGTAAGCAATGCCTACTGTTTGTGCAGCCGCTCCTAAAACTGGAGCCAACGTTACAATACCTTTGTTCTGTAAGTTAGAACCAGCTGTGTTATCAGAAATAACTACAGTTTGTCCAACTCTAAGAGCAGCGGCATTTCCACCTAATGCAGGGTTAAAGTTAGTAAGGTTGTTTGGAATAGTCCAAACTCCACTAACAGCTCCAACTCCAGCAACTGAAGTACAAGCTCTATATTTAGTGTGTAATCTTCCTTGTTCTGCCCATTTAATAAGGTCAGAGTTAGAAGGCATTTCAGCGCCTACCATTCTTAAGAATGATGCTACTGTTCTATTTCCATAACGCTCGA